TACAGAGTTGAAGTAATTTCTCACGCATTAACTCCGTCATGGAGTTTCCAGGTACCTCTATGTCGTCCAAAATCATCAAATCTGCGCGACTTCCGGTTAGCTGTCCAGTTATGCCCACTGACTTTACGCTTGGGGCTTGGTGAGGTGAACAGTTTACGTCGAAGCTGATGCGACTCCAGCGAGAATCGTCTGATTTCGGTCTGAGATGTACTAGCCATGGGGTTTCGATGATAAGTTTTTGTAAAAAGATTGACATGTTATCTGCACGTTCTTTAGATGCAGATATGATCATTATTTTCTTCTCAGGATCTTTAAAGAGCGTCCATAAAACAAAAGCACCAGTAATCCAAGATTTACCAACACCTCTAAAGGCTTGGATCTGTAATCTTTTTGGTCCATTCTGTAGATAGTCCGCTATTGAGTATTGAGCCCTAGTAGGCGAGGGTAAGTCTAGTTGTTCCCACAGAGCTTGTAGGAACAGCTTAAAGTCGTCTTGTAGGGCGGTTAGGACGTTATTCATGTTCGTGTGGGATGAACATTCTTTTCAACCCATCTTATAGTGCCATCAGGCATTGTAATTTTCTTTAAACCATCTGAACCATAGTATAAACCAGGTCTAGATCGTTTGTCTTTATATCCCATAGCAACTGTTTTTGCTTTAGGAGAGGCTTTCATTTTGCCTCCTCGTTTGCTATTTGCCATAATTATTTTGGAGGAGCTGGTACAACTTTCTGTGGAGCTTTAGATTTCACAGGTTTTTCTACTCTACCAGTTATAACATCAGTTTCTTTTGCATAATCATCTGTTGCTTTTACAAAGCCGGGTATCTCTTCAAAACTCGGTCCAACCTGTTCTTTAGTTTGTTTCTTAAGCCAAGGTACCATTCTTTCTGAAAAGACTTCTAAGATATCAAACATTTCATTAATACTTGTTTCACCTTTACCAACTGATTCTGCTATTGCTTCTAATAAATCTCCTATATCAGCTTCACCACCTTTAAACATTTCAGTATTAGAATCATACCAAGTTTCGAATCCTTCCTTTCTAAGCATTGCATGGAATTCATTATGAGGTGCTTGATCTCCTAAACTTAAGTTTTTAATAGTTCCAGATGTTTGAATCTCTAATTCTCTTAATTTTAAGAATAAATTAGCAGCAACCATTGGGTCTTGAGAGATTTTATTTAGAAATGCTTTACCACCCTGTCTATTAAAGAATTGAGTATGATGCCATTCTTTCTTCCCTTCTCCAAAAATTGGAAGTATCTTTTTCAACTTTGGTCTGTTTATACCAAAGACATCTTTAGTTGTTGTGAAAATATTTGCAGATGCAAGATCATTTAATAAACGATTATTAGTTTTAAAATTTTTTCTAGCTCGTTTATAAGGTCTATCTGTCCAAGGTGTACCAGCTTCTTTAAAGGCATCTTTTTGGGATTTATAACCTTGAGTTACTATAGCTTGTTCTTCTAATAAACCTAAACGTTTTAAAAATCTATCAAGTATACCACTTGATACTAATTCTTCAGGTGTAATTTGAATATGATGTTCAGCTACTCCTGAAAAAAGAGGTGTCTTCAATCCTCTTACTAAATCTTTCTGATCGTTTGCAGCTAAATAAGATCTAGATAAACTATCATCTATCTCAGGTACAACTACACCTTCACCACTTTTCTTTAGAGGCCAAGGACCAAAAGGTATTAGATCATCAGGATCTGGATCAGGATCTATCTTCATACCTCTAGAATTCTCAATAGCAGCACCTTGTAAATCCTGATTTGACTTTTGAGTTGCATCAGAAAGATGAGCACCAAAATTATTCCAATTATCATTTATAATACCATCTTCAAACTGTTCTAAGAACTCTAATCCTTCATCAGTATTCTTGGAAAAGGTATCTTCCATTAGTTTAACTTGGCTTGGAAGAAGTTCTCCATTATTAGTTATCTTAGATACATTAAGAGTTTCACGAGTTTGATGTTGTAAACCCTTAACTGCATCGTCCCAAGTAAGATTTTTAATAACCTTTCCACCTTGTCTACCAAGATACCTTTTAAGACCAGCTCTTGCTAAGTGTTCAACTGGCATGAGTTACCTCCTACTCTTTTTAGCCAAATTAGAATTAGGATACTTTTTAATAAAGTCAGCTTTAGATAGCCCACCTTTTTTCATCTTTTGGAAATCTTTATTCTTAGCTTCTAATCCTGAGATAGCTTTTTCACCATGAATAGCTACATTCTTAGCTCTCATTCTTGATGCTGCAGTAATTCTCTTTTTCTTAGGGTTATTCGCAGCTTCCTTAGCGGCTTTTCTTTTCGCTACGGCTTTTCTTTTCGCTACAGCTTTTTGGTAAGGACTCGTACCTGCTTCCCTTTTTTTCTTCCTTTCTTGAATTGTTTTTTTAGAAATTTGGCCTGGTCCGTCACCAATTGCATCAGTTCTAGTAATGATTTTTAAAGCATCTTTTGCTGTGCCTTTAGCTATGTTACCTACTTTACCCCAAAAGCCAGGTTTCTTCTTCTTCTTCTTGGTTTCTGCCATGATAATTACTTAGATTTACGTTTTACTTTTAGACGGCTTTTACGGTTGTCAGAAGCTTTCTCCCAACCGTGTTTACCAGGACCATTCTTGTTATGAGAGGCGTCCATTCCATCTCCAACTTTTCCACCTGGTAGTTTAGCAGCTAATCTGTCTGCTTCAAGGCGGATCTCACGACCCTTACCTTTCATATAACGCTTTTGTTGTTTTAAGCGTTTAGCTCTAGCTTTAGGATTCTTTTTATAGTAATCAGCGGTTGACACCGTAGAGCCTCCGATTTACAAGTTCTGGATCTACTTTTGGCATTATCCTATTTAACTTGTCTAACGGGTTACCATCATAAGCAACACCACTTATATCATTAGTTTTAAGCCAATCACAGGCTGCTTTTAAGTCTTGAGTAGTAGCCTCACCACTTTTAACTCTTTTAAGGAATTCATTAGTGACAAGGTTATGTAACTCATTAAACTCTTGTTCTGTGGCTTTAGCCATTAGTTTAACATGTCTTTATATTTTTGAGGCAGCTTATCGTACTCAGCTTTATTTTTAAAGCCTCCTCTTTCCCAAGGTGTTCTTGTATCTGGCCCCGGAGAACTACGATGATGAATTTTTAGCTTCTGCTTTTTCTTTTTAGCCATTATACTGTTTTTAGTTTTGCTCGTATAGCATCTATAGCTTTTTTATTAGCAGGTGAGCCATAATTATGCTGTTTTGGACTAGAAAGTTTCTCTAATCTTTTGATTAATGTACCCCGATCACCATCAAGAAGACCTGCTCTACGAGTATCCTTCTTTTTCTTTTTAGATTTTTGATCTAGATAATCTGGACCAGTTCTTGAATTTGCCATTAGGAGAATAGTTTTTCTTTTACAATTTCGAGCGCTTTATCATCAAGTTTATTATCAGTTCTCTTTACATAAGCTTCTAGTACATCGACTAGTAACTGCTTAACAGAATCTGATTTAATAAAGGCGAGTAGGATAGGCTTGATTAATAAGGTCATTTTAGTGGACATTTAGGTTTACTTGTTTGCCAAGGTTTATACCAAGGCTTAGGTGGCTCTTTACATTCAAGAACCTTTTTTTCTGCATCTTTATATGCAGATATAGCTATTACATCACTACATAAATGGTACACACGTGAACCAGGTAGTAACATAAAGCCTTTTTGTTGAAGTTTAGCACAGTTATCAATTCTAACTAGCTCATAATTCAACTTCATTTTCTCATGTTGCTGAGTTGCTATCTTTCGACAACGTTTTAAACCTTCTCTATCTAAAGGAATCATGAAGTTAATTTGACCACCCCAGTTTTCAGCCATAGTATAGCTGGAGGGACGCATACCATCTTCATCAATATCCCAAGGCTTTGTATGATTCCCCATATAAAACGGAGATAAGGTCATAGTAGCACCATTACAACTTATGTTTGGACCATAATGTTGTCTTGATGGTGCTCCATTATTTTGGAATTGCACCGCCTGGTTGGTCACATTGCCCGTTGCAGCGGCTACTGGGTTAGAAGTATTGTTTGTCTCACCTTCATTAGCACGAACTGGTGCTACTGAGAGAAGACTGATAAGGAGACTGTAGTAGAGGTAGTGTCGATTTCTCTTTCTGTCTCTGTTACTGACAGTACCTGGCTGGCTGCTCTTGTTATTACTTCTAAAGTAAAGGGATCGCCAACGGTATGTATCGTGAAGACGGAATCTGAATCTACTATTCCTCCAGAAGTTGCTGAAGTATGAGTAATATTTGTTCCATCCCATGAATTTAGTGCGGAGCCATATGTTGTGGTTGTTATTTCCTCTACGATCTCCTGAGTTGTAGTTGTCGTTGAGTTCATACTTCCTTGTGTGAACTGTGGAGTGACTAACTCTGCTCTTGCCACCGAGGGGGATAACAGCATTAAGAGTAATAACCATTTTTTCATTCTTCTTTTTTCTTTACCATAGGACAGTTGACAGGGGTTCCATTACCCTTATCTTTAGAATTACCAGTAGACAAGCCAAAAGTGGCTAATGCTCCAGTAAACACTGAAGCAACGAACGTGATATCTGAGTTAC